AAATTACAGAGTTGCGTGAAAGAGTAGTAAACCTTACTGCTGCCTCTCATGTTGTGAGAGAAAGACAGATCAGAGATAAGATTACTAAAATTTCTGAAGAGCAATTGTTTTATGATGCCACTATGAATAAGAGGATAGTTGAAAGAACAGCAATGCTCAAAGGTTCTGACTGGCGTGTCCTACCTGACATCGAAGATTCTTACGAAGGTGAGAAAGAGATGTGGAAGAAGTGGAGAAAGGCACTTCGTAGCATGGATGCATTCACTAAAAAGTATGATGATCCTCTGGATCTCTTCAAGGCAATTAAAGGTATTAAATGGCCTATTGACCCAGCAATTTATAAAATTGCATATCCTGATAATGTAGATCCTGCTGGTAATGCAATTGAATATAATCTTGATATAGATGATGCGAGGTTATGGACGGAAAGAGACGTTGATGCATCTAAAGATTATGTCAATGATAGATTAACAACTATCATTGAATGGAGAGATAGATCTACTAACGCCAAGAGAGCGGTAGCACAAGGAGTACAAGATTTGATGAAGTTGATGCGAGTCGAAGACTTCGTTGAAAACGGTATCGATTATTCGGCATTTTATAGTGAGGAAGATTTAGATGATATGGTTACTGAATGATGTTCTGACTCCTGCAGAGTCAGGCAATCTACTTTCTGTATACACAAAGCATAGATTTCACTGTGGGAGTGATAGTAATCCCAAAAAGAATGTAAAGAAAAATCTTGCACTTAATTATGATGACCCAGACTACAAGAAATGTATGCAAACTTTGTATACTCCTCTACAAAAAGCATTACATGATTACCTAATCAGGAGATCTGGACAACCATACTTTGTCTGGTATGAAACTGGTGGATTTTATGACTGGCATTTGGATGCATTTCCCATCTCTGGTATTGCACCACACTATAGTTTCACTGTATTTCTCAATGACCCTGATGAATATGAGGGTGGAGAGTTAGTTATTCGTGTTGGTAATACTGAATCATCATTTAAACCACCAAAAGGATCAGTTATTTTATATAATACTGGTCTTTGGCATAAAGTGAATGAAGTCACTAGTGGTGATAGAAAGGTGTCTATTGGTTGGGCAGAGAGTTACATTAAAGAATCTGCCATGAGACAGAATATTATTGATCTTAAGCTTGCAATTAATAATGTTGCTGATGACATTAGTCATGATCAACTAGAGAAACTTGAATCCGCAAGAATGAACATGATTAGGGAACTTGTAGATAGACCATGACATATACTACTGATGACGTTGTACAATATTTTGATTTCTTCGATCAAGAAGATTTTGAAGAGATTCAGAATAAGACAGGACACGGATCGCGATGGTCTTTTGGTCACACCTCATTAGGTAAAGAGCATCCAGAGTATCATAGTTGCACACCATTCTGGAAGATAGACTTTGCTGAAGATCCATTCTTCTACGATCATCTTCTAAATAAGATACAGAAGAAACTAAATACACGATTCAAACTACAACATACGTATGCTAACGGGCATACTTTCGGTCAAGATGGATCAATTCATGTTGATGCACAGACTGATAACGGAAGAACACTATTGTTATATGTAAACCCTAGATGGCATCCAATGCTAGGTGGTCCAACTAATTTCTATATAAATGATGGTGAAGTCCATGGTGTATTCCCAAAAGCAAACAAAGCAGTATTGTTTCCTGGTAAAATACCACACTGTGCTGCACCGTGTACTAGAAACTTCAAAGGATTAAGAGTCACTGTCGCCTGGAAACTGTTTATCGATGATTAACCAAAACTATCAGATCTTCAATCTACAAGAGATTCTTGGACGCTATGCAATGACAGCTGGTGTGCCATTGGCGTTCATTAGAGTCACTGGATGGAACAATAGCACTAATGTTGATGCTATCAATACATCTATTGCTCGATACTCAAAAATGCTAGAGTCAGATCTTATTGCTGACATGAAAGATTCAGAGTATGTGGTTGTAGAACTTGAGAAACTAGATCAGGGTGTCCTTGATTACTTTGATGACAACTTCCCTGATAGTCAAGCAGCTGTTGCTAATCCAGAGATGTATGTGTTTTATGCATTGTATAATGATCTAGGACAACTTATCGCATCAAACGAATGATCTTCTCCGACACTTACACAGTAAAAGAAGTATACAGTGTATTGAGGCAAGAGCATCTATACACAAGTTCGATAATGCCGTGGTTGTATACATCATTGAAAGATGTGAAGTATCAACCTGCAATATCAGATGATGCTCGTAATAATATAAATGAAATCTTTGTATTTGATTATTTAATTAGCGGAGTGGCTCCTAATATTCAAAACGAGTGTAAGGAGCTTCGTGTTAATCATAATGGTAATGAGCACTTGTCTTATGAGAGTAATGTAATCTTATCTTACAATGCACTGTATCAACAGCGTAAGTTACAACATCTAATCGATGAGACAAACACCTCACATTTGAGGGACATATATGATAAGGCTACAGAAGCTCTTCGTATAGTTCATGCTAATCCAGACGCACGTTTAAGTTGTGATAAAAACGCTCAATTTATTGGTTATTTGTATGATATCTCTGGTACTCCTACCGCAATAAAGGTGAAACAAGGTCAGGGTCTGGATTATAACATTACTGGTAACGAAGTAATGTCTAGACTTGTCGCGCATTGTAAAAGAAATCCTTTGTACCTAGATGGTGAGATGATCTTCCATGCTAATGGTAGAGAATCATTTAGATTAAACTGTCAATATCATGAAGCATTCTGGAGAGAAAGGAAGGCTAGTGCTAAAGAGACCAGAAGTGTGATGACAAGTGAGCGCAGTCGCGAGAAGATTGAGTTGAGAGATGAACAGATTTCAAGAGAACATCTATATGGACTGTCATCTGCAAAGGGTGATTTCTTGACAGAAGAACATGGAAAGTATATCAATAGCGTATTTCCTGACACTCGTCAATTAGTATTTGAAAATGGAGCAAGAAGAGGACTACAGAACTTTAGAGTTGACTTTGAGTTTGTGTTTGAGAACAATGAATTGGTAGATATTCTATTGTTTAGGACAACACACCACGAGTTTAAAGAGATCGAGACTCTGATCCCTTGACAACCAGGGGCTGATGCTGTATGATTCATGGGTTGACCACCCCCTACATAATGCAAGGTTCATTGCCTGACCGTTCCGCGCTCAATATTCATGACGCTGCCTGCCTCGCTCCTTTCTTTCGTGCTCAAGCACCTCACGGTGACATTCCAACACGTCAGGAACTACGTGCTCAAGGTTTACAGTCAAAGAAGCGTGAGGACTCTCTCAAGGGCATCTGTGATGCTCTGAACCGTGTCTACCCTGATAGTGTTGACTACAGTGTAGTTGAAGAATCTCGCAAGCGCAAGCAAGCAGAAGCAAAAGCAGAGAAAGAGTTACTATGTACGAAGAACTAAATTGTTTTGAGGAGGCACTTAAGCACTTCGGAACAAGAGTTGAGATCATCACTGCTATGGAAATGGCAAAGAAAATATCACCTGAAGATGCCTATCAGATGATTAAAGATGAACTCAAAGAAGTTAAACTATGTCGTAAACAATTCAAAAAGGATAGTTAAATTATGTCACAACCACGCCAAAAAGATCCATCCGATCCACTTTATGATCCCAATGATAAGTGGAATGAGTATAAGGTAGATCTACACTGTAATGAAGAACACCCATCTGATGAGTGGGATCCAAAGACAGAAGGTAAGATTGCTAATCCAGAGAATCGTCACCAAGATAAGGTGTTAGATAAGTTCTGTGATGATCACCCTGGTTCTCCTATGTGTAAGGTATTCGATGACTAATGATATGAATACTAACTCATCAATTAGTGATTCTCTAAAAGTCAATCAAAATGAAGATGGAACATTTAGTTTTGAATGGGATAAAAACGATCCTAATTGGCAATTTTTGAATGGAATGACATCTAAAGAATTGCAGAGTTTAATAGAAAATGAAATTAACA